ACTCATCACCGGAAATTTTGCTTTACGCAAATGGCTCCTAATCGGATAGCTGTCATGGAGTTAAAAACAGCTCTCACTCTTAACGAGTGTCGAATCACCATCTGTTAAAGATGATATGGTTGTGAGTGATTTTAAAAACAACCGCACAATTTTGCTATAATGCTTCTTCCAGCTAGCTTAATGTGTTAAGGGAAAGCTCTTTAGCTGTCTCGCCCTTTATAATTGGAGACAAAAACGGAAGAGACGTTTGCACGGTTAAGTAGCCGGGTATAATTTAGTCTTTAAAATATCATACTTTCTGCACAACAAAAAGCAATTTTTGGTAATGCCGAAGGCGTTCCACGCCAAGTAGTCCTCGATATTGCTAACTCATCTGAGCCAGCAATTAGAGCATATGAAGTTTATATGTCTCGCCGCAAACGCGGCGCGGCAACTAACATCGATGCTGATCTTTCTGAGATTTTAAGAGATCCCGATATGCTTCAAGTTTTTCGTGATTCACTCGGGATAAAAACTGAAATTGAAGAGGTGAAGGACACCCGACTCTCTAAAAAAGAGAGAAAGGGCCGTGCTGCCCAAACTAAAAAGCACAAGGATGCTCGCAATAGAAATGTTCGCATCAAGGAGAAGTCTCGTCGTGCAAACAGAAATGACATGCACCGGACAGTCGAAGAGCTAGGCTCAACGGCAATGACTATTCTCAATAGAGGAGGTCATGCTCCGCGCGCTGGAAACAGCGAGCATCCCAATAGACGTCGGAGACGACGTCGTGCAGCCGAAGAAAGGGAGGCGCAGAAAAATTCTGTGGCTCTCTTTTCTGAGGATGCGCTTATGCGCAAGCAAGAAAAAGCGCGTAAGCGACGTGAGCGTAAGATTAGGCTCAAAAACAACGCATCTCTTGTCAACTCTCTTCGGAGAGAAGAAGCACTAGAGCGTAAACATCAGGATGAAGATGAAAAAATCATTATACAGCCAGAATCTATGTTCATGCCTTCTATGGACACATTTTCCGAGTTGTATAATATATTACCTGATGGAACTGGAACGTGTCTCAATGTAGTAGCATACTTGTATCTGCTATACAGAGCGCGTTCCAAAGGAGATGTTATCGCTGCAACCGTTCTATTTTTTAACGGAGTGCGGGGAAGCATCGATCCCGACTTGATAGAGTCTTATAGTGAAAGTCTTATAACTTCTTTTAAGCTTTTCACGTCGGGTCCTTCCGAGAAAATTGAAATAACACCTGAGTCATTTACATTGAATTTTATAGATGACGCACAAGTTTTTCTTGCAAAGGTGTTATCTTCAGATTTCATAACAATATTGAGACGTACAGTACTTTCTGTTGTTTCATTCCATGTATTCCCAAAGTGGGTTCAAGATTATGTTGGATCTATGAGTACGAGTATATTTGAAAGCTCAGGAATTGTTTCAGTATTGTTAATGTTGGTTGAAGATATCAGAAAACTCATTTCATATGGAGCATCATATTTTGATGGCGTTCCACTTACTGATATTATGATGTCTGAAAACCCGGTAGGTAAAGCTATCTCAGATGCGAACTGGTGCGTTAAGTATCAGGCTCTCACTTATGATGGCCTGCCGAGGGAAGGATTTGTTGATCGAAACGAATTTCTCCTAAAGATTCGAGACGTAATAGTCTCAACTGAACACCTCTTAGGAAAAATGAAGCAGACAGATGTGCGGAAACGCACTATGTCTAATTTGTTGCCTGAACTAATTACTATTCGTAGTGATTTAGAAAATGCTAACAGAGGTGTTCGACCCACCCCCATCGCAATTTGCATACATGGCCCTCCTGGGGTCGGTAAAGGTCGAGTCTTACTATGGCTCGCCAAGGCTTATTGTGAGACACGGGGGCGCGTATTTCGAGAAGGATGTATTTTCTCTCGTGTGGTAGGATCTGATTACTGGGAACAGTATGATCCAATACAACATACCATAATACATTATTCCGAGGTCGCGTGCTTAGCTCCCAAAATAGTGGAGCGCATGGGCGATCCAGCATTGACTGAGCTTTTGGGCGTGATAGATTCATTGCCAAAGGTTGCCAATATGGCATTCGGTCAGAAGGGAAAGGTCAACATACGCCCTGAACTGGTACTATCAGATACAAACGACCAGGATATGAACATTAAACATTTAATGAACGTTCCGTCAGCCGTATACAGAAGATTTTTGTATATTGGAGTATCTGTTAAGCCTGAATTTAGAAAAACAGGCAGTACTGAAATTGACCCTGCTAAGTCCTTTGCCGCTGGTGGGAACCTGATGGACAGGTACGAATTTATCGTATCAATCCGAAAGGTGACCCAACAATCCAGTGGAGCACCGACTTATCAAGAAAACATTGAGATGACTGGAGACATTTATGCTCTCGCAAGTTATCTGCAAAATTACTTTATCCAAAAGGTTTCAATTGAGGAGACTTCTTATAGTTTGCGCAATACTGATGTAATTACTGAAGATTTGCCTGACGAAGAGAAGAATACTGCTCTTATAACAACAGAGAGCTTCTTAGAAGTTCCCCCTGCTGCTATAGCCTATGCTAAAGATTTTGCGGATGGTGTCATTACTGTTTGGGTGTTCATTGCTACTCTCACTTTGAGTAGTTTTATGAATCCTAAAGACATTAATTGGAACATTGTCGCTTTATTCTCGTCTAGCATTTATTGCTTCGCGGGGATGAAAGGATTAATAATGTCATTGGTCAGTGTCTCGGCATATGCTGCCTGGCTGCGTTATCACAAAATAACGAAGTGGATAATCATTAGAAATGTTCTCGGCAACGTTAAGGAGAAATCTTTACGCCGCTTGAAATATCTCTTGAATTTAGCAGATTTGCCTAATACCGTCTCGAAATTTTGGTGCAAGGAAGCATCATACCTAGTGTCAATCATAGCTGCACTCACCATGATTAAGAAAATGTTTTTCTCAAAAAAGGTGGAGGTGACGCCCGAGGGAATGTTATCTAAATACATAGAACCATCTCCTCACGACGTACGATTGCGGCAAGTTGAAGAGCAATTAGACATAAAACCAAAGTCTAAGCGCTTAAACAAGAAAGGCACGATATGGAATGAAGTGGAAACTGGTGTCACGATGAGACCTGTATTTACAGAGGATAGTAATCTTTTGCATGTCAGTTTGTCATCTAACATACGCGCAGCAAAAGTAAAAACTACGCAAGGGATTGTGTTTACATACATATTTGGTCTGAAAGGAACCATGTTTGTCATGAATCGCCATTCTTTGCGCGGCTGTGACAGTTGTGAGCTGCTGATTTCCAATTCACGAGAATCTATTCGTGAAGGAAATTACAGAACGATCACCGTTAATCCTGATATGTATGTTACGGGCAACCATGACATGCTTATTGTGGATTCAAGCAATTTGCACTTCAAAGATGCTCTTAAGCATTGCTTGCCTACCGTCACATGGTCTCATTTCAAAGGGAACCTGGCAGGTAGACCTGTAGAAACTCACCTTACAAGTGGGGGACTTATGCGACTACCCGGTCTCGGACTCGTAGAAATGGATAAACTTTTCGAGTACGAATACAAGGAACACTACCCTGGCATCTGTGGATTACCACTTTTTGTACAGGCCAATCATGGTTCATACCTGGCTGGTTTCCACACTGGCGGAGTAGATAATGATACAAAGTGTTATGCCTTGCCTCTGTTTTTTGACGATGTTAGTGCATTAGTCAAAACTTTAGAGGGCCGAATGGGCCTCTTGGGAGTCAATTCGCAAAACATTTTGCCAGAATCTAAATTGGATGAACCTATACGAAAAAGTCCTCTTTGGTATGAGCACTTTCCAAACATCGATCTATATGGAAAGATAGAGGGCCCAGTACTTGTTAACAACAAGAGCAGGCTTATCAAATCAAAGTTCCATGATGTAATATGGGAAACTTTTGACAAGCATGGCTTGCAGTGTTCAGAGGTTTATGCTCCTCCGGCTATGAGGCCGTTTGTGAAGAATGGTGAATACATTTCGTTGTATAACAACTTTTTGAGAAAAGTGGATAATACTCCACCACCTTTGAGAGTTGATATCTTGAATAAGTGTGTTAGCGAATATACTTCTCGCATTATATCACACTTACCAGCGGAGATCTTATCACCATTGACATTCGACGATGCAGTGAATGGAATTGCGTTTGACGACTATACTAGACGGATAAACGTGAGAACATCGAGCGGTTTCGGGTTTAAGGGCACCAAAGAAGCTTATCTCCCCATTATGGAGGAGGATGAGAAGGGTTTGTTCAGAGAAGCAGTAGATGAAGTAAGAGCGCAGCTTGTGGACATGTCTGAGTGTTATACACAGGATTTGTGCAGTGATAGCGTTTTCGTGTTATGCCCCAAAGATGAGCCTCGGGAAATTTCTAAGGTCCATAAAGGTGCCACACGACTCTTCAATATTACCCCTTTGGCATTACTAATAAAGTCACGCCAAGTGTTATCTCCATTCTATACTAGGATGGTTGAATACTCGGACGCTTTTTGTACTGCTGTAGGGATTAATATGCATGGTGAAGGAGGAGAACTCATTAAGAAACTTAACGAGTTTTCACCTTACATTATGGAAGGAGATTACTCTGCGTATGATGTTTCAAATCCCCCGATGATTGCACGGGCAGCCAACACCATTGTGTATGATGTTTGTGACTTACTGGGTTACTCCCCATATGCTTTAAAAGAAGTGAAAGGAGTATTGTCTGATGGACTTTTTTGTACATTGGAGCTCAATAAGGACATAATGGTTAAGGCAGGACTTCAACCATCAGGAAAGTATGCAACTGCTGAAGACAACTCATTAAGAGGTGTACTCATGCTCATGTATGCTTGGTACTCAAATCCAGTTTTGGAAAATGTGCCATTTTTTGATAACGTATTACCAATCGTTTACGGTGATGATATGTTAGCAGCTGTAAAGCCTGAATATATTGAATATTTCAATAACAATACATATCAGGAACAATGCATGAGGCTCTTCAATATGAAGTTCACTAGTGCAAGTAAGTCAGATAGTCTTGAACCCTACATGAGATGGGACGAATGTTCTTTTCTTAAAAGAACATTTTGGACTCACCCCGAAGGTGAAATTACCGCAAAGCTCAATTGCGACTCAATCGCAAAAAGTTTAATGTGGGTTCTGCCTTCACATTCCATTTCGGAGTGTGACCAAATGGCGGCAACAATCAACTCGGCATTATGGGAGTTATACTTTCATTTTGGAGAATCAGATTTTAATGCCATAAAAAATGAATTAGTGGAAATATTCCAAGAGTATTACACTGACTCAGCGCATTATGCATTTGCCAATTACTATGACATACGTAATAGGGTGTTGGGCTTAGATATGAACCTCGGTATCGAAGATCCATACATGCTTAATGAATAGGAGAGCTCTTTAGCTCATACTCGCATCTTAGTCGCCTTAATCGGACTGATGCGGAGAGGAAATGTCCAGCAGTTTATGTAGATTGCTGTGAATTTATGAGCATACATACCAATAGTAACGAAAAGAGGCGAATATCTACGATATTGGCCCAATTTGAAACAAAATTGATAGACCTTGACTCTCGGATAAGAGAGTTTAAAGAAGATTACACCGTTGAAGCCTTGAACCTTAATACATCTCTACAGGAGAACCGTATATTGTTCAAGCAAACTCGTGCTTTTGCACGACTCTTAAGTGATAAAGCAGACACCGAATGTACTATACGTTATCTGCGCTCACTTTTGGACCGTAAAATTGCTTTCAGACCTGAATCATACTTCATAACACCTGAGTCCGGTGAACCGGATAAAGATGAATTAAAATCTAGTCTCACTCTTGATACGCAAAACGTAACAGATGTGGCTGGAATGGAAGTTGATGATAGGTCCTTTGGAGATTCCATAGGCCTAGCGACTGGCCAAATGGGTGTCCTCAGCATGGAGGAGTTTCTTGAACGTCCAGTTGAAATTGCTGATGGCACTATTGCATCAGGAGCTTCATTATCCGCTCAGTACGCTATATGGGATATCATTACCAAACACCCATCTGTACGAGCGAAATTTCGCAATTATGCGTTCTTTAGAGGTACACTTAATTTGCGAATTGCGGTGTCGGGCAGTCCTTTCCATACGGGAAGGATACTTGCATCGTATCAGCCACATGCTGGAAAGAATGCGAACTTGTTGGCCCATGATGCTAACATATTAGTTGATTCAGCATATCGACCAGTTCTCTTGAACTACTTATCACAAGCCCCCGGGGCTGTGACTATAGATGTTCGTGAGAATAGGCCAGTAGAGATGGTGATTCCTTTTGTTAGTCCAAAACCTATGCTTAGGCTTTACAACAATTCGAGTGCAGCTGTTTCCGCAGCCACTTCCTTTCTGGATTTCGTTGATATGGGAGACTTGTTCTTCTATACTATTGACGCCATAGGAAATGTATCTGCAAGCACTGCGTCACCTGTGTCCTACGTAATTTACGCATGGTTCACAGATGTACAGCTCGGAGTGCCGACGGCAACACATTTGGAAATTACCACGGAGTCAGCTGATGAACAAGTGAGAGGCCCAGTTGAGAAAATCACCTCAGGTGCCGCCAAAATTGCAGGAGCGTTAAATGTGATACCAATCTTACGTCCATTCACGCTTCCGTCACAGTTGATCCTCAAAGGGTTGTCAGCTATTGCGTCCTGGTTTGGTTGGTCGAGACCTCCCATAATTGATCAGCCTGTAATCAGCAAAAACATGCCATTCATGAGCCACTGTCAAACAATTGGTTCTGAAACGGTTAGTAGGATTACCCTCGATCCTAAGCAGGAACTGGCTATTGACAGTCTTATGTGTGGCAGTCAGCATGACGATCTCGTAATTGCCGCATTAGCGAAAAGAGAAACGTTGTTCGATTCCTTTACGTGGGCTGATGATGATCCAATAAAGGTTCCTATAGCGAAGTATATTGTCCATCCCCAAATGAATACTTACTACTCCGATGTTGGAGCAACAGCAATGACTTTGGTACAACCTTCCGCGATGAGTTACACAGCAACTCCTTTTTCATATTGGAGAGGTGATATTACTTTTCGCTTGGACTTTGTGACTAGTCAATACCATCGAGGGAAGATTGCGATTTGGTACGAACCTAATCACTTTCATGAGACACTTATTTCGGCAGACATGTCGTTAAATAAGAATTTCATTCAAATTGTCGACCTAGCAGTTACCAGCACTGTTGAGTTTACAGTAGAGTGGGCGTCTCATTATCCTTGGCTACGAACTTTCGGCCCTGAGGATATTAAAACAGCACACAACTTCGGAGCGATTTTGGTTGATTTGAACGAATATGTGAACGGGTATATTTCCATTGCCCCATTCACTACGTTACAGTCACCCGACTCGTCTGATGTAATAGTGCATGTTTACTGCAAGTCTGATAATATCAGATATCAACAAATGACAAACGATCTCCCGCTAGCGAGAGATTATATCACTCCCGAGAGTTATTTCGAGAGCGTAACGGGGGAGGAACATGAAAGTCAAACATTAAATCCCTCAACCGCCAATATGGATGGAATTTCCATGTATCATTTTGGCGAACAACCTGTGTCTTTCCGGTCTTTACTGAAAAGATACGCAACATTTACTACTGTTCCAGTGACAGCAGCCGGAACCTACCGATCTGTGTATCTAGGCCAACTTGTATGGCCAAATCCGTCCCCTGCTTACAATGGAGCTGCTCCCACATACACCACGTTGTATGACTATTTACGCTATGCGTATCTAGGAATGCGTGGTGGGAGACGCTTCAGAGTTTTCATTGATACTGAAGGGACCATGGCCAAAACAGCACGAGTTTTCGTGAACATTAACGGGCCGGAACCCATAGCAGTAGTAAACTCAGGAACTAATGCTGCAGTGCCAAGAACCGATGTTCGAGGAGCTGCAGTATTTTTACCAGAAACCAATGCAGGCGTAGAGGTGGAAATACCATTTTATTCACAAAACGCCTTCATATTCTCATCCGCCACTGACGGAGAGGGAACAACTTCTGCAGGCGAAATGTCTTTTGATTATACTCGAAAGTTTTACATCCATGCAGATATTTCAGGAGTAGCGAATGATGTAACCACATTTGTGTTAGATCACGCTTCTGCTGAAGACTTCACGCTTATGCGTTTTGGAGGTTCTCCATATTACACGTACGCGTAAAGCACCGAGAGCACGGTATATAAAATTGTGG